AAAGCGCGTGCATGAAGACCAGGTCCCTTATGACATCTGGAAGAAAAAAGGCTGGCTCCGGACATCACCGGGGTTCCGCAATGATTACCGGCTCATCCTGCAATGGTTCGTTGATGAAATGGAGCAGGATGATATCTATTTGTTTAAGTGCGGCTACGACCGATGGAGTGCAGCATACCTGGTGCAGAGCATGAAAGAGCGGTTCGGCGATGACGTGATGGTTCCTGTAGCACAAGGCAAGCAGACGCTGTCCGGGCCAATGAAGAATCTGGCAGCCGATTTGGCCGCCAAACGGATTATTTATGATAACAATCCAATCTTGAAATGGTGCATGACGAATGTGGCCGTCGATGTAGACCGTAATGACAACATTCAGCCTTGCAAAACATCAAACCCGAGAAAACGTATTGATGGTTTTGCCTCTTTGCTTGATGCTTATACAGCGTTGGAGCAGAACAAAGAAGACTACATGAACCTTATTTGAAAGGGGGTGAAGACTTGGAACTCAGAAGTATGATGCAGACCATTTTCGGGCGGCTGTTCAGGCATGACGGGTTGACCAGGGCAAAGCTGCTTGATGGCTACTCCAACGACTACGTTCCATTTGATGGGAATGTCTACGATACGGCCACCGGGCGGAACTGCATCGACACCATTGCCCGCCACGCGGGGAAGCTGCATCCGAAGCACATTATCAGGAGGGACGGAAATATCGTAAAAAATGCAGATGATAAGCTGCAATACATCTTATCTATCCGCCCTAACCCATTGATGACGACATCGGAGTTTATCGAGAAGATTGTTGCCCAGTATTACTGCTACAATAACCTGTTCGTCTATATCCAGCGGAATCAATTCGGGGATATTACCGCTTTATGGCCATTGAACTTCAATAATCTGGAACTGTTCGAGGATCGCAAAGGGAATCTGTACTGTAAGTTTACCTTTGGCAGCGGGGAACAGGCCACAGTCCCGTATGATGAACTGATTCATATCCGGAGGCACTACAACCGCGATGAAGTTTTTGGCGACCCGGAAGGGCAGATTCTCACGGAAGACATCAACCTGCTGAAATCCGTTAAGACGGCCATCATTAACGTGGTCAAGAATTTCAGCAAACTCCGTGGCGTCATCCAGTGGACTGGTACGGTCCGTCCGGAGGACCAGGAAGCCATGTGGCAGAAATTTGTTGATTCCTTTGCCGGCCCTTCCAATGGCAGCGGCATCGGATCATTGGATAATCGTGGGAAGTTTCAGCAGCTTACCACCGATACCCAGACGTTTGACGCCAGTCAGATGACCTTTGCCCGTGACAATCTCTACAAATATTTTGGAGTCAATGAGAAAATCGTCTCCGGCAAATTTACAGAAGAAGAATACCAGGCCTTCTATGAAAGCGTCATCGCGCCGATTGCTATTAAACTGTCTCAGGAATTTACAGAGAAGCTCTTCACCCAGAAGGATCGCGGCTTTGGGAATGAAGTCGTGTTTGAAGCCAACCGCCTGGCATACATGAGTACGGCATCGAAGGTAAAGATTGCAGAGGCTATGATTCCTGCCGGCGCTATCAAGCGTAATGAAATCCGTGAGTTATTCGGGTACGCTGGACTGCCTGGCACGGAAGGCGAGGAAATTGTGGTATCGCTGAACTACGTAAAGGCAAAGGACCAGTCTCTTTACCAGACTGGTAAGGATGACAACGATAATGGCACATCGGAAGGAGGTGATGGGGATGGAGAAGACGATTGAGTGCAGACGGCTGACGCTGAGAGCTGCCGACCAGGAAGGCGGAGGGGAAGGCCTCCATGTTGAAGGCTATGCAGCCGTGTTCAATGAAAAAACGCTGCTGTGGGAGTCACCATACAGTGGAACAAAGTACTACGAAGTCATTGACAGAAATGCTGTCGATGCCAATACGGATATGAGTGACGTAATTCTTAGATATAACCACTCTGATGCGGCACTTATCCTGGCGCGCACGTCCAATGGTTCCATGAAAATTGCAGCGGATGAACGGGGAATCAAAGTAGAGGCCGACATCGCACCGACAACTGCCGGCAAGGATATCTATCAGCTGATTAAGCGAGGGGATATCAATAAGATGTCCTTTGCCTTCACGGTAGATAAGGATGATTGGGAAAATGATTCTGCGGCCAAAGAACAGACCAGGACCATCAAGCACATTGACATGATTGTGGATGCCAGCCCGGTAGATTTTCCGGCTTACGATGGCACCAACATTGCCGCCCGTGACCATGACGGCATTATTGAAGAATTGAAGCATCGCGAACAGGAGCATGAACTCCGTGAGAAACTGATTGCTGAAACGTATTTATGAGAAAAGGAGACAACTATGAATAAGAGACTTTTTGAAATCAGAAGCCGTAAAGAAGAAATCAGAGCCGCGCTCCAGGGTGACGGTAAGGTTGACTTGAAAGCACTCCAGGAAGAACTGAGAAAGCTGGATGCTGAACAGAAAGAAATTGAAGAACGTGAAAAGATTGCCGAAGGCATCAATCTGGGAAACGATCCGGAAGGCGTACATGGCCGCCAGAAGCCGAAGGCCAATGAAACTGCCAAGGGCCTTGACTCCGATGAATACCGTAAGGCCTTCATGGACTATGTTGTACGTGGCATTGCCATCCCGGCTGAATTCCGCGCAGCAACTACTACGACTGATGCGGGCGCACTGATCCCGCCGACTACTCTCAACCGTGTCATTGAAAAGCTGCGCACCTATGGCAACATCCTGCCGCTGGTAACTCGTACTGCTTATAAGTCCGGCCTGGCCATTCCGACTGCCGATGTTAAGCCGGTAGCAACGTGGGTAGCAGAAGGCGCTACTTCTGACAAACAGAAAAAGACGCTTGGTACGGTTACTTACAGCCACTTCAAGCTGCGCTGTGCTGTCGCTGTAACTCTGGAATCGGAATACATGACCATGTCTGCATTTGAAGATACTATCGTCTCCAACATTGCAGAAGCTATGGCCGTTGCACTGGAAGAAGCCATCATTAAGGGTACTGGCTCCGGGCAGCCGACCGGCATCATCAAAGATACCACTAAGGGCTCTACCATTAACGTTACTAAGCTTGGCCTTGATACCATTACCGATGCAGAAGCCAAGGTGCCGCAGGCCTATGAAGCTGGCGCTGTATGGGTTATGACCAAGGGCACCTTCATGCAGTTCATGGCCATGACTGACTCTGCCGGCCAGCCGATTGCCCGCGTCAATGCTGGCATCAATGGTGTCCCGGAACGTGTCCTGATGGGCCGCAACGTAGTACTCTGCGATTATCTGCCGGACTTTGCAGCAACTCTGACAAAGACCGACGTATTTGCCTTCATTTATCGCATGAAAGATTACGTCCTCAACACCAATTACAATGTATCCATGAAGGTTTATGAAGACAACGATACCGACGACCTTGTAAGAAAGTCCATTATGATTGCTGACGGCCGCCCGGTTGACTTCAACTCTCTCGTTCTGCTGACTGGTAACAAGACAGCGTAAGGAGTGACAGATCATGGCCGTAACGCTTGCCCAGGCAAAGAACTATTTGAAAATAGACAATGACATTACCGACGATGACGAACTGGTAACGAGCCTGATCAGCGCGGCCGGCGATTATGTGAGGCGGACTACGGGGAAGGTTAATACTGGCAGTAACGAAAGCCAGCTATATGACCTGTGTATCAAAATGCTGGTGGCGCACTGGTATGAAAATCGTGCTGCTTACAGCCAGAAACCAGGCGCCATCAACGTAATTCCCCATACAGTGACTGCTCTGCTGACTCACATTGCTCAGTGTAGTGACTACCCGGAGGGATAGCCTATGATAAATATTGAAATCGGGTCACTCGACAAGCGAATCCATATCATGAAGTACCAGGAAAGTACCGACGAATACGGCCTTACCCACCAGTCTCTTACGGATGCGGTCGGTAATGCCATCTGGGCCCGTATCGAGCCGGCACGAGGGAAAACCTACTATGAGCAGTATAAAGACAAGGTAGAGTTTGTCACGAAAGTCACGATTCGTTATCGGAAAGGGATTACTCCGGATATGCTTGTGCAATATGCGGGAACTACTTACAGAATCATGTCAGTCGTTGACCCATATGAGGCCCACGTAAAACTGGAACTCATGTGCAATATAAAGGAGCGAGGTGATTCTGGTGAAGATTGAAGAGTTCGTTAAGCGACTGGATGAAATGAGGATACAATACCCAGGCGATGCAGAAGACGTGCTGGAGGCCGGCGCCCAAAAGATGACAAAGGCCATCCGGAAGGCGTCACCAGTTGGCAACACAAAACACCCGCATAAACTGAGGAAGTCGTGGCGCTGCAAGATTAAGGGATACCGGGCGGCAGATATCCACGCGGAAATCCGTTCTACGGCGCCTCATTTCCATCTGGTAAACCGTGGCGTACAGAACCCTAAGGATACCCATGGTAATCCTAAGCCGGAATGGCGCAGCGCTTTGAACCGGCATAAGGGGTTCTTGCAGAAAGCGGTGCGAGATAATTGGGACGGCATCAAGAAAGGCATGGCCGATGATTTTTACCAGAAGGTGCGTGATCATCTTGGCTAATTTTGTACGGCAGATTGATGCCTTGAGTGCTGTTATCCAGGCCGTTTCCAAAGCAACCGGCTGTAAAGTCTACTCCGACGAGGTTCTTGAAAAATTCAAGAAACCTTGTTTTTTTGTATCGGTATCATCTCGCATGACACCGTATACAGATAACGTGGTAGAGAAAGAACTGACCATTGCCTTGACCTACTTTCCCCGGGATAACGAAAAAAATGAGATTACCTATCTGGG